GGCGGTGGTGTTGTTAACCAGCGCCTGAAAGCCAATTCCGATGTTGTTTGAGCCAGTGGTGTTTAACTGCAATGCACCACGACCCATAGCGGTGTTAGAAGAGCCGCTGGTGTTTGCGTTTAGCGCCTGATAGCCAAATGCTTGGTTGTAGTTGCCTGTGTTGTTATACAGGGCTTGGTAACCAAACGCCTCAACTTGACCAGTTGCGTTTGAGTACGCCGCTTGGTAGCCCACTGCGGTGTTGCCAGAGGCGGTGGTGTTGGAGAACAGGGCAGACCGACCAAGCGCCGTATTGTTTGCTCCAGTTGTGTTTGCAAGCAAAGCGGCAACACCAAGCGCAGAATTTTCTGCTCCTGTGGTTGAATCACGCAAAGCAAGATAGCCAACCGCAGTATTGCTGTCTGCCGTAGTAGCCGCACCAATGGCTCCGCTACCTATGGCGGTGTTTTGATTACCAGTTGTATTTGCGTCTAAAGCATTTGCACCAACAGAAGTGTTGTTTGATGCGGTTGTGTTTGACACCAGTGCATTAGAGCCAACCGCCGTATTAGTGCCACCTGAATTTGCCGCCAACGCACTCGCACCCACCGCAGTATTGGTGGACACAGCACCTGCGCCACGGCCTACACGCACGCCATAAATGGTTGCGTCAGCGTTGTTGAAGGTGGCGGTGCCATTCACGGTCACGGTGTCGCCAGCCGCATCGCCCAGCGTGGTGTTGCCAGTGACATTCAGCGAAGTGACCGTGCCGCCCACAGTGGAAGCGGCCTGCCAGGTCGAGCCGTTCCAGATGCGGAGTTCGTTGGCCACCGTGTTGAAGTACTGGTCGCCAGTGGTCAGCGCATTGCCATCGTTGTCCACAGAAGGGTCAGCGCTCTTCGCACCCAGGTAGATGTCATCGAAGGCATCGAAACTGGCGGCGGCGGCGGCGGCAGATGCGGCGGCGGCAGTGGCACTGCTGGCCGCATTGGTGGCCTGGGTAGTGGCGATGCCGGCCTGGGTGGTCGCAGTGCTCGCGGAGGAGGACGCACTGCTGGCGCTATTGGCGGCGTTGGTCGCGCTGGTTGCCGCATTGCTGGCGCTGGTGCTCGCGGCAGATGCGGAGTTGGACGCATTGGTGGCCGAGGTACTTGCGGAACTGGCGCTGTTGCTTGCGCTGGTTGCAGACGAAGCGGCGGCGGTTGCGCTGTTGCCAGCGTTGGTGGCCGCAGTGCTGGCCGTGCTTGCAGATGATGCGGCGGCTGTCGCAGAGTTGGCGGCATTGGTCGCAGATGTGCTGGCGTTGCTCGCAGAAGTGCTGGCCGAAGAGGCCGAAGAGGCCGCATTGGTTGCAGAGGTCGAGGCGTTGCTGGCCGATGTAGCGGCCGCAGATGCGCTTGCGGCGGCGGCAGTAGCCGAGGCACCAGCGGCGGCGGCATCGACCAGCAGGAACCACTTGGCCGCATCGGTGTTGGTGCTCAGGGGTTGAGATCCGCTAGAGGTGTGCTGGGTCACGCATTGCCAGATGTTGCTGGTGCTGGTGTCCTTCACAATGTCGCGCACATAGTACAGCGTGCCACTCGCCCAGTTGCCACGGTTGGAGCCGATGAACTCAGTCGCAGACGGGTTGCCAGAAGCGTCAAACGACAGCACCTTGCTCGCACGCACAGACGCACGGGGCAGGGTCATGTTGATGGTGGTCGGGTCAGTCTGCGGAGCCTGGAGCGCACGCTGGAGACCCTCGGCATTTTGCTGGGCAAAGATGGTCTGCTGATCCATCTCATCGTTGACCGTGTTGGCGAAGAAGTCGCCGCCGGTCACAAAGTCGGTGGTGCGCTGAATGGTGCGGTTGCCGACGATGGCGATCTGAGTAGCGCCGGTCGGGGATGCCGTCAGCGTGATGGAGCCGGTGCCGTTGCTATTGATCGTCACCGTGTAGTCGGTGGTCAGCGTCAGCAGGGTGTCATCCTTGTAGACCGCGATGTCGGTGTTGGCCAGGATCTCAAAGGTGAAGGCATAAGGGCCAGTTCCGCTGGCCGCATAAACCACCCTACGGGTCACATTACTGATTGGCACGCCCATGATTCATTCCTTCCTGTTGGTGATTGTACGAAGACATCAAGGTTTGTAATAGAGGCCATTGGCCTTGCGAAGTTCCTGCAACTCCATGATCTTTGCTTGGAGGCTTGGCTCTTCGTTGATGAGTTGTTTTTTTGCCGCATCCATGAAGCGCGAATGCACCCGCTGGACAGACTTTTGCTGGTCATCCAGCGACATCATGTCAAAGCCTGGGGTGTTGATCACTTCCATGATCGCGTCCTTGCTGGGCATCTCTTTGCCATAGATGGTCAGCAGGCGGTTGTACTGGCCAGGCTCCATCTCGACCCCGTCGATCTTGCGTTCAGGCATCCCGATCGGGCCGCCCAGCCGCTGAAGCGCATCATCGACCTCGGAGAATTGGGCCGGGCTGACTTTGGTCGGCAACACCACCTCATAGGGTTTACCCCTACCTTGCAGGATCGGATCGCCCCACAGGTTGAGCGAGTCAGGGATGTCGCTGTTGTAGGCCGGGATGCGCGAGCGGTACTTGTTGAAGGCCTCGACAAAGCCACGCACGCCCATGGGCAGATCCGGGCTTGCGCGGGTGTCCTTGGCGGTCGGGTCATAGATGCGCTCGATGCTGGCGATCAGGCTGTTGTAAGCGCCGGCCGGAGAGCCGCCGATCACAAAGCCGCCGAACTGCTTGGTCAGGTTGTCCACGATCTTTTTGCCATCAAGTTCACCAGCACCGCGACCCAGGCCCATGGCTTTGGCCACCTCGGCAATGCCTTGCAGATAGGGCTGTTCCTTCAAGTACTCGTACAGGCCATAGGTCGCGCCCATGAAGACCTGCTCAACTTCGCCCTGGTCGGGCTGATACTTGGCATATTCAGCATAGTCGGCCGCGATGGCCAGCATGGCTGACACAGGCTCCATGCCCGCATAGGAGTAGTACTGGTCGCCGATCTTGATGCTGTACGGTTGCCAGCCATCACGCATGAGAGCCTCGCGGTGCTCTTTGCGGGTCGGGCCACTACCAGTGAGCATACCCTCAGCGGCAAATGACGCGAAGGTGGCCAGCACTGCGGAGCCGAGCGTCACCTTGGCCAGGGCCATGTCGCGGTACACGCCACCCTTGGCGACCTCTTCGCGCCACTGAGATGACAGCGGCGCAAACGGGGTGCGCTCGATCACTTGCAAACCGATATTGGCCGGTGTCTTAAAGAATGGCACCACCACCTTTAGTGCCGGGTGGTTGAAGACCTGTTGCAGAGACTTCAGCGCGGGCGGCAGTTCAGCCGTGAAGGTACCCTTTTGGGCAAAGGCCATGGCCGCATCATCCAGATCCTTGGGCGGGTTGGCGAACAGGCCCTCGACCTCCAGCGCCGCCTTGGCCATAGCATCGGTCTCAGACAGGCCGGCCTCCACGCCATCGCGGTAAACCTGCTTGCCGCGCCTGGTGATCTGGGTATTGAGTTCCATGCGGTACAGCACGCCCTTGAAGAACTCATCTTCAGTCATCAGCGCCCGGCCAGGCAAAGTCACGGCGGTGCCGTAGTAGCCCAGCGCCTTGCCCATCCAGGTGTCCGGGGTCTGGCCAGTAAGCGTTTGCAGGCTTGCGCCCAGGCTCTCCTGCGGCGAGCGCTGGAGTTCGATCTTGCTCATCAGGTCGCTGGGCTGGCCGGTCTTCCAGGCCTTGCTGGCCAACTCCAAACCTTCGGAGATCCCGTTGCGAAGCGACAGCGCCATGGTCAGCGCCTCATCAAAACCGATTTTGTCTTGCTCCGAACCCGGCACCAGCGCACGCCAGGAGCGCACGCCCTGGGGCAGGGTGTTGCTGTAGAAGGATGCGACCAGTCGCTCAGGGATCTGGTACAAGCCGAACAGCGTATTGGAGATGATGTTCTTGGCGTGCGACACAGGGCCAGACAACAGGCCATTGATATAGGTTGTAAACCAGATGTCTTTCACGCCAGACATCATCGATTTCTCGATCATGGCATTGCGTGCGGCCTGCGACTCGAGCGTCAGATAAGACCTGGCCATATCGGTCAGGGCGGCATCGCCACCATACTCGTCGAGCACCTGGCGCACAGCCTGGTTGTTGCCATCACGGGGGATGCGGAACACGGCCAGGGCGCGGGCGGTCTCGGTCTGCATACCCTTCACGCCTTTTTGAATCAGGCCGTGAAAGGCGATCTGCTGGCGCAGGGTTAACTTGTCCACATCATTGGCCTGGCCAGATGCGACCAACTTGAACAGGCGATCCAGTTCATTGGCCGAGGACTCCAGCACCTCCAATGCTTTGTAGGTCTCAACAGCGTTTGCCATCATGCGGCCATCACTGCCGATCAGCCTGGTGAGGAATGACTCGCTGATCCCCGACTCAGTGGCTTTGGCCTTGATCTCGTCAAAGGTCACGGCCTTGGTCTTGATGCCAAGGGCATCGGCCACGCCACCCACGATGGCGGCGGCATCATCGGTCTGGTAGCGCGAGAGGTTGAACGGCTCCACGGGCACGCCAGCCTTAACCTCATCAGCCGTGGGCGATGGCTTGCCAATGTTTGGCTCTGCCGCCTTGCGGGCCGCGACCGCCTTGGTTACATCTTCTGTCAGTTTCTGGTCAGCCTCAGGGATGAGTTTGAACCGACCAGCCTTGACTGCCTCAGGCAGTTGGCCCTCTGGGGTCATCGCGGCCTCAGGCACCAGGGCACGCTCGGCCTTGGGGGCTTTCTTGGTGATCAGCGATCGGATGGCCGCATCGACGGGGCCGGCCACCTGCACGCCTTCCATGCTGGGTGAGCCAGGCTCAGAGGTTTGGATGGGGTCTTGCGGCTCCTGCACATCAGCAGGCATTGGCTCCAGCGGCATCTCCGGGGCCTGTCCGATCGGCATCGGATCTGCGGGTGCAATGCTGTCGAGTCGCTTTTCCAGGGGTGGGATGGCCATCAGTTCGCTCCTGAGTTCGGAGCATTACCGCCCCGATTTATGCTTGACGAATTTCGGGGGGCAGGCTGGTTTCGTCCAGATCCACCGGCACCCCGTCCGGGTATGCCAGATCCAGATAATTCTCCCGGGTTACCGGGACTTTGAACTTCTCCAGAAGCGCCAGGACGAAGTCCGGCCCGCTCCCATTCTGGGGGGTTGATTCCACCTGCGGCTCTAAAGACTTCATTGCGGGCCTCCTCAAGGGACAATTTCCCTTTCCGATATTGTAGCCAAATGTTGTCGATCTGGGTTACATTTTTGGCCTGGCTCTTGAAGGTGTCAGGGAACAGCCCGCGCACCGCCTCCCAGGTGATCGACTGCATCTCGCGGGGCAGGATGCCTCGCTCCTGAGCCGCCCTGCGGTATGCCTCAGCGTACAGGCCATAGGTGCCCTGCACGCCGGTGATTGAACTGTTCTTCGGCCCACCTTCGCCGACTACGCCGGAGCCAAAGTTGTGGAGCACCTCGCGGCTGTTGCCAGACAGAGGGCGCAACAGGCCAGCGGCCACCGCATGGGTGTCGATGGTCACATGGCCAGCAGGATCGCCAGGCGCATAGATGTTGTTGTAGAAGTTCCGCACCTTATGCTGTTGGCCCAGGTTGGAACTGATCACCTCCAGGCTGGGATTGTCCAAGATCACGATGGCCTTGCCGATCTCGTTAAGAGATCCCCAGCCGGTCTTGGTCGGCGTGCCGTTGGCGTTTGTCCTGATGCCAACGAAGTCACCTTCAGGGCTGACGATCTGGTGCTCGCGTGGCAACTTTGCCTGGTCATAGGTGCGGAGCCACATGGCCTTGAGGCCAGGATCGGTAATCTCAGCCAGGGTTTTGCCTCGGATGGCATCGACCATCGGAGCGTACTTTTCTTTGCTCCAGATGACCTTTGCCATGTCATCCATGCTTTTGTCCCAGCGAGCGGTCTGCTGGCCGGTCATGATGTCGAGCACACGCTGGCCCAGGCTCACATTCATGAACCAGTCTTTTTGCGGAGAGAGCACGGCAAGCACACCAGCCACTGCTTGGTCTGGCACACCGTAGTCAGCGGCGAATCGGTCGGTGATGTTGCGAGCCCCGTCATACCAGAGTTTGCTTCGCTGTCTGGTTTGCTCAGGCACCTGGTCATACAAGTACAGCAGGTTGTTCTTCACCTCGGTGATGAAGTCCTCGGCCTGGCGGTCAGGGTTGCGTGCCTTGCTTGCAAAGTTTGGATATTGGCGTACCAGGCCCATGTTGTGCGAGAAGGCATCAGGATCGCTTTTTGCGGCCTGGAGATCGATCGTCAGTTTGCTGGTGAGCGGGTTCTCTGTGGACTTCACTGCGGTCGGCAGACGGGTGCTCACCACGGCTGGGCCAGGCGGTACGATGTTCATGGCCACCGGCGTGCCCAACCTGCTCATGGTGTCGATCACCATCTCGCCGGCTTTGGGCAGTAATGGCTTGGCCGCCTGAACCGTGCCAGTCACACCAGGCACCATGCCAAGAACAGCACCGCCGGCCTGTAGCGCGGCCGTTCCATAGTTGCCCTGCTGGGCAGAGGTGACCGCTTCGCCGCCCATCCGCACGGCCTCTTCTGTTTGCAGGCCAGTGCCCAGGAATGGCACCACATCAGCCAGACCAATGTTCAGCGGCAGGTTACTGCTGGGGCCGCCGATCAAGGTCTGGGCCTGCTTGCGTGCTCGGTAACGATCCATGCCGAACTTCTCAAAGCCGGCCTGGAGGAACTCGGCCATGCGCTCGCGCACGGTCGGCTCATAGTCTGTCATGGTGGCCTGCGGCTGGCCACTATAACCAGCGCCGCCCATCTTGGTTGCGCCGACCTCGGCCAACAAAACAGGCTCGGCTTGCTGTGGCTCTGCCATCGGCGCAGGCTCAACAGGCTCAGGCGGGAATTGCATGGCGGTGAGCGCCGACAGGAACTTGTCCTCCACTGGGCTGTATGCCATCACTGATTCCCTTCTGCCTGGTCGAGCAGGCGCTTCACTTGGTTGATCTCTTGCGGCTTGAGTTTGCCTGAACGCTCCAGGGCGGGCAAGGTGTCACGGGTAATTGCGCCACCAGCCTTTTTCTCCCATACGGTCTCCAGCGAGCGGCGTGCGGCCTTGGCGGTTTCAGTGTCGCGGCGCTGTTTGAGCCGGTCTTCCAACTGCAACAGCGTCTGGCGCGGCGTGAGGATCTTCCCGTCACGGGTGGCTTCAGACTGAATCTGCTGGGCATCAGCACGCAGAGACTGCAAGCGCTGGAACTCCACGCCTTTAGGGTCGAGCACCACGGGCGATCCGGGCACCACAGGGATGCCAGCCAGGCGAGCCAGGCCGGTGTCCAGTTCGCGCTGATCGCGGCGATCTTCGGTGGTCAGGATCTTGAGCAGGCCGACTTTTTGCCGGCCATTGAGCAGGCCATTGCTGGCGATCTGAGCCGGGTCGGTGATGGTGCCCTGGTAGATGCCTTGCAGGGCATTGAACTCGGCCAGGGCGTTGCCTTCTTTGTTGGGTTCGTTCAAGTCTTTGATGACCGACAAGGGCACCGCATCAGGATTGCGCTGGGCAATGGTGCCGATCTGCTGGGCCAAGGCTTTGCGCTCCGGGCTGGTTTCAGGCAGTGACACGGCCCGCTCATACAGTGGTACGAACTCGGCCACATCCTTGCGCTTTTGCTCAACACGCTTGCGCTCTTGCAGGGTCGATCGCTCGTTCATGGCCACCATGTAGTTGGCGATCACTTTGGCCTTGTCCTCATAAGGCATGGCGCGAAACACATCAGTCATCTTGCCGGCATCACCAAAGCGCAGTTTGGCCAGGCCGCCCTCAGGGTCTTGGCTAAACTCTTGGTCAACCACAAAGGCCGTGGTGGCCCCGATCTTGGCCTCGCGGAACTTCTGCTCGAACTTGTCGCTGTAAGTTTTCTGCAAGCCAGCATCACCCAAGAGCAGGGCGCTGGTTGCAATGTTTTGGCGGTACAGGTTGCCGAACTCTTCGATGCTTCTTTTTTGCTGGGTGGTCGGATCGATCCAGAAGCCCTGGCCAACAGCGGCCTCGAGCAAACGCATACTGGCATCAAAGTCACTGTCGAACTTGATCAGTTGGGTCTGCTTGCGGCGCTTGATTTCAGCCTCTGCGGCTTTGGCCAGCACGGTGTTGCCAGCGGTGGCGATGCTGGCTCTGAACTTCAGCGAGGCCTCAGGATCGACACCAGACAGGCTTTTGCTGTACCCGTCCATCATGGCGTTGATGCTGGTCTGAACCTGGTCGGTGTTGACCTGGCCTTGCTCGACCGCGGTCAGCATGACGCTCAATTTGTTGCGGGCCTCAGCCTCAAAGTTGCTGGCGACCTCCAGGGCGCGTGCCTTGCGAACGGCCTGATCAAACACATTGAGCGAGCCACCCAAGCGCAGGGGCTTTGTGTTGCCCATCTTGGCCGCTTCCAGTTGCTCTTGGGTGACCGGGTTGTCAGCCACATACTGGTAGCCAGCCTCCTGTGCCGCTGTCCTCGCAATGCCGAATAGTTGGCCGCTGAGTCTGTCCAGCGTCTGGGCCACGGTCTGGGCGTTTGACGCGCCAGCACGCAGGCCGACATAGTCCACCTGTGGTGCTGAAACCTGCGGCAGTGTCGCGCCAGGGATGCCGACATTTTCAACTCGGCCAGGTTGGAGGAGTGGTAAATCTGCCATGGCTTATGAGGTGAATGGGTTGCGAACGGTCTTGGCAAATTCAAGACCACCTTGGATCAGTGTCGCGCCAGACAGCAGGCCGCCGCTCTTGACGGCAAAATCGCCAGCCAGGCGCAGTTGTCGAGCCTGAGTCTCTGCCGCCGTCCTGGTCAATTCTGCCTGCTGTTCGGCGGCCAGGAACATCGACGATGCGTCCTCATAACCCAGCACCCTGGCGGTCAGGGCATTGAGGTCAGTGATGCCGACATCGCGGTATGTGGCCCTGACATTGGCCTGCTGTACAGAGGCCGCAGATCCTTCAGCATAGGCCACACCATTGGCGGCGGCCCTGGCACGCACAGTGGCGTTGGCACGCTCCATGGTGCGAAGCAGGGTGTTGCCCTGGATGGTGAAGTTCAAGGCCGACATCTCGGCCGCCTTCAACTTGCGTCCAGCCTGGATGGCGGCGTACTTGGTGTCCTGGTCGGTGCGGATCTGGGCCAGGCGCAGGGTGTCGATGGCCTGCACCTCGTACAGTCCCTGTTGATAGTAGGCCGCCGCCTTTTGGCGCTCGGCAGAGGCATATGACAGCGCCAGCCCGGCATAGGGCGCAATGGCGTTGATGCCACCCTGCGCGGCAGAGAAGATGTCGCCACCAACATTCATGATGTCCCCGAGCAGGTCGGGGTTCGTTCCATCAGTTCCAATTACATCAAGTGCCATTAGGTGCCTCCACTCACTGCGACCTTGTACTCAAGGCCCAACAGTGTCATCTTGAGCGGCAGGCTCTGGCCGATCTCAATCGCCTGCTCGCGGGAATAGCCCAGCACACCATTGACCCGCTTCACGCCAGTGAAGGTCGGCTCAGGGTCATCCAGTAGTGGGTTGTCAAAACTGCGGAACGGCACCGGGTTGTTGTTGAGCGACATATGCTGGGTCTCATCCACGAAGGCGTTGATCTCAACGATCCGCTTTTTGAACCCCAGCCTGGTGCCGGTCTGCAACCTGATCTCCACAGGCATCGTCTTGGCGTACACGGTGAACGGCAGGCCCACCTCATACGAAGTTGTGCTGGCGCGATCAAAGGTAATCGAGCCACCTGCGCTCACAGTCTCATTGCCCTGTGGCACACCATCGCAGATCACATTGAGTGACTTGCCAATGTGGGGCAGACTGCTGGCGCTGGCGGCCGCGCCACCAGTAAACCCACAGTCTGTGAACAGGTCATAACTGAAGCGCTCCACAAAGTAGCGCACGGTGCTGTTGAATGTGCGCTTGACCACCACATAGATGTCGGTCACATCAACGCCAACATCTATAAACTGACCATCGGTTGTGAACTCTGACGGGGCCGTGATCTGTTGCGATCGCATGATGCTGAACACGGCCATGCTTCCGTCATCATCATTGGACATCATCAGCAGGTCGCCTTCGTCGGTGCTTGTTGCACGGCGCAGGGCCATGCGCTTGGGCGACTTCAGCAAGTGGCCGGCCAGCAAGGAGATGCGCTGGGTCACATAGGTGGCCTGCGTATCGCTGAATAGGAACTCGTTGAGCGACTTGCCCTGGCGCTGGATGTAGACCGTGCCGCTCTCCAGAGACTGCACCCGGGTGCCGGTCTTGGAGCCGTTGCGGCTCACGGCCTTGAATGTCAGCGTGGTTGGCGTGATCGGGTCAGTGCCAGACTGCGGGACATAGAACTCGCCGCCAGTGGTAAAGACCTGGAGGTCTCGGCCGGAGATGATGTCCACGATCACATTCAATTGCGAGGTGTCTAGGGTCGCTTCAACCGCATCGTCATCCAGTGATTCGGTTGGCACGAAGTCATAGAAGAGGCCGATCTTGGAACCCCAGATGGTGCTGGGCCGAGCCTTGGAGCCACCGAAGTACAGGCGGCCTTCGTGGAAGGTCACCGTGCGTGGCCAGCCTTTTGTGCTCGACCACACATCTTCATAAAAGCATTCGACACTCCAGTTGCCAACAGTGCGAGCGGTGGTATCAAAGAACGGGTATTCAGTGATCGCACGCACCTCTGTGTCGCTGACAAATTCAATGATTCGAGCGCGTCCTTGAGGGGAGGCATTCACATATTGATTAACAGACTCAAGAGCAAATGGAACGATCTTGTATGAGTCCGTTGCCACGGGAGGCGTGTCCCATGCCGGGAATGTCGTGGCCACTTTTGTGGTGCCGTTGTAATCAGTGATTTTGCGTGACTTGCCGGCTTGCGTGCCGGTTGTCATGTGGACACACATCCCGACAAAAATGTCATCTGTAGAACTTGCGGCGGCCTTTAGCGTGACAGATGTAGATGTGGCTCCCTGCAAGTTCCCTGTGTCACTAGTGTACGCAGACGCTGTCAGCGTGATGTTGCCACTAACAGCGCTCGGAGTGATTGATGCCTGCGGCTCAAACACGCGCAGATCAAATGAGTATTTCGGGATGCTGTCAAAAGTGATGGTGCTGATCGTCCATGTTGCATCAGTACCACCTCGCACCAGTTTTGTCGGCTGAAGATCAGGATGCACAAGGATCATGGTGTCAGCGCTCTGCGTCCAGCAGATGTCGGCCAGCATGGCACCAGTGATGCTGGTGGCCAGGTAGGCATTGCCAGAGCCGTTGATGTTGGTGATCTGTACCCCATCCTTGAAGACATACATTCTCTGGTGGGTGAAGCACAGCATATAACTGTCATCGACCGAGAACTCAAACGGCACCAGGCGCACACCGTTGGCCGCGCTGGTGGTGCTGGTGTTGGGCAACTCGGCCATGTACTTCAAGCCTGGCCGGCGGCGCATACCGCCCTGGGGCTGGATGACCACATTGGTCGCCTTGGCCAGGGCGTTGTTGTATTGCTGGAGATCGACACGCGCTCTCAAAAGCGGGTCGAGTTCTCCCGTGCTGAAGTTGGTCTGGATGTCAACGAAGCGTGGCATCAGTTCCTCACTGCGACCAGGCTGTAGTCTTCAATGACGCGCACAGGGTTGTGCTGGCCATCAATGTTCATGGCCTGCCTGAAGTAGCCGCCACGGCCATTCTCGGCAGGTGCGCCGACAGCCACACCTTGCCAGTACTGAGCACGATCAGACTGCTCAGTGATCGGAAGGGCCAGGTGCCAGGCCATCATGTATTTCATCAGTTGGGTGAAGTACTGTGGCCAGCCGAACTCGCCCAGCGAGTATTGATAATCGATGAAGACTGCGGGAAGATTGGTCAGGAGTTGATCGCCCTGGATCTCCCAATCCTTGCGAGCAGGCGCACCCACTGCGGCGGTGTCATACACGGCACGGGGGTTGGCAAGGCGATCACCCGGCAACTGGTACGCATAACGCCACACCGAGCCAGGTGCGGTCAGCAATTGCGCGAGTTGAATCTTCTTGGTATTGAAAGTCCACGGGTACATGACCAGAGTCGAGTCCCGAATGTCAGGATAGAGGCGGTCGCAGACCGAACTCTCATCGGTGCCATCGTTGAACGAACTGATGGCCTTGGCGCCAAGCATCAGCAGGGCATCCGAGCAGATTGTGACTCCAGTATCTCCAGCGGCCATGTGAACCTCTTAATGTGAGAAGGGCCAGCCTCCGATTTCTCAGGGGCTGGCCCGATTGCCGTCAGCGAGGTTTAATCGCTGTCAGTGTTTGCCAGCGTGGTGCCGTCAGTGACATCAACCACACCAGAGGCGTTCGACACCACATACACCAGGGTGACCACGGCGGTAGTGCCGGTCGAGGTCACACAGTGAATGATGTCGCCCACTTCCAGGGTGTTGGCCAGCGAGTTGAAGTAACCGCTGGTGTTGACATCGGCGATTGCATCAGCCGTTTTGTACCCGTACATGGACGGGGCATTGCCTCGCTTGGAGGCGCTGTAGGCGGTAAAACCGGTTGCATCAAATGCCATGATCTTGCTCCTTATCAGGCGGCGGCCGCGGTGTCGCGGGCCGTGATCTTGACGATACCCTCGGAGTCGATGGCAACTGCACCAGCGGAGAACAGAGCGTTCACCAGCCAAGAGGTCTTCTCGGGGACGTAGTTGATTTCGGTCTTCGGGGCGATGCCTTCGGCGTAGCCGATGGCATCACGGTGGAAGGCGTACAGCGTGCGATCGCTGGAGCCGTCGATGGGCAGGCCACCTTCGGAACGGTCGCCCAGCACATGGAAGGTGAAGCCCATGTAGGTGCTGATCTCGCCCTGAACCAGAGCCTTCACGGTGTTGAAGTCCGAACTGGTAACAGAGGTCTGCTCCAACATCGAGGCCAGGCTGTTCGCATGGATGATGACATGGCGACCCTCAGCGGGGACATTCTTGGCGTTCAGGATCTTGGCGGCTTCACGCAACTTGGCGATGTTCATGTTGGTGTTGGCACCGCCGATGCTGTTGGCCACAGTGCCAGTGCCAGATGCGGCATTCAGTGCATCCAGAATCAGTTGATCCTGGCGGCGACCGATAGCGGCACCAACAACTTGCACCAGTTCCGAGCGCTCATCAAAGTTGACTTTCTGCTGAGAGAAGATGTCGCTGTATTCGGCGGCATTCCAGTCAGACAGAGTGCAAGTCACATTGCTGAAGCCCACATTCATGGGGGTGACATCGGTTTGAGTGACACGGGCAGTAGCAACGCCACGACCCACCTTGGGGAATTTGACAGTGGAGCCTTCGACACCACGGCGCTGACGAACAGCACCCACCAGCATGGCTTTGCCCTGGTAGGCTTGCTTGACTTCAGCGTCGAAGAGCGTCACAAAGGCGTTCGAGAGAGACACGCTCATTTGGATTACCTCATTCGGTTGTTGATCAGGGTTTATCGCCTCGGTGAGCCTGGGAACCAGGGCCTTCGCTTGTTGCTTGCGGCAACCACTCGTCTGCATCTCACAGCGGTCGGGGCCGATTGCTCGGTTAGCCTTGAAACCAATTGTATGTCGGTTTGTACAAAATGCAACAGGGGTGCATTTGGACAAAAAAAGACCCCAGTTTTTAGGCTGGGGTCAATGGCAACTGCCTTGCGGCAGACCTTGGAGGAGAACCTTATTGGGCGTACTGCTGGAACATCCGCTCCACCTTCTGCCTGAAAGCCGGGTCGGTTTTGTATTTGGGATCTCCGACCATTGCGTACAGTTCCTCTTTGCTGGGTGCGCCCTCCTGCGGGGAAGATTCGATGGGCACCCGGCCCTCATAAGCCTCTCGGATCTTCATCAGGGCACGCAGACCTTTGGCGGTGCCGCCCATGACCTTGAACTCCTCGAAGTCATCAGCGCCCCAGACACCCTTGGAGACCAGGCCACGCGCCCAGTCAACCATGCCGTTGACGATGGCCTGAGCATTCGGGCCAAGCGCTTTCAGTTCGGCCTGGGTATCGATCTCAGGCATGGCCTGCATGGCCACTTTTTCTGCGATCTTGTCAAAGGCGGCCTGGCTCAAGCCCTCTTCCTTGGCCATGGCCAACAGGGTCTCAGTCAGGGGGTTTTCCTCAGGCTTGTCGCCCAGGGCCTTGAGGTCATATTTGCCATCGGCAGGGGCTTTGTGTTTGCCCTGGCTGATTTGCTTTCGCAGGTCTGACCACGATTTGCTCATGGCCTCCAGGTCAGGCTCGCCCTTTTCGTTGTTCCAGAAGTTCTCTGGCAAGTATTCGGGCTTGGTCTTTGGTGCGCCCGTGTCGCTGGCGCTGGCCGCCGGGTCAGCGCTGGTCTTGTGGTCGATCTCAACCTTGTCAGGGTTGCTGTTGGGTTTGCTGGTGTCTTCTGGGGTCACATTGTCCAGTAGGCCAGTGTTACCACCGGGCTGGTCGTTGGTGTCGCTCATAGGTTCCTTGCTTGGTTAATCCGCGCCATGATGTCCCTCACCACATTTCTGCACCCTTCGGCGTAGAAGGCATGGGAAGGGTCAGTGCCCGGCACGGCGATGGGCACATTCACATACATATCGACCATCCACTTGAGCAGTTTCTGGCCATCTTCATCGCCAAAGACCCGCAGGCACAGTCTGGCCAGGTCTTCGCGCTGTTGGCTTGCTTCCCTGATGTCAGGGGTCACAGGCGTTTCGAGATCGTCCCACCCGCTCATGCCGGCGCTCCTTGCGGTGCGGCCAACTGAGGCTGGGTCTGCTGGGCCATGGCGGCTTGTGCGGCCATCGCCTGGGCCTGCTGGGCGGCTTGTTGCTCGATCAGGAAGGCACGCTCGGCGGCATCGTTGCGAAGCGCCGCAGGCACGCCCAACTTGTCGCCCAGGTAGTCGATCATGTCGCCCATCTTGATGGCCACGGCACCCTCAGGCCCCATGGTCTGCACCATCTGAGCGAACTGCAAAGCGCCGTTGACCTCGTCCATGGCCTGAGCGTTGGCCAGCGGGCTGGTCGGGCTGACCTTGACCTCCAGGCCGTTGACCCGCAGGGGAAGGTCGATGATGCCGCGCTCGTCCATCACCTCGAGGATCTTGGCCACCAGCGGGATCATGGTCTCGTTGATCAGTCGGCCGAAGGCAGATCCGAGGTTTTGGCTCAGTTCCTTCATGCGCTCCACGATCTCGGTGGCCGATCTGGCGCTCATGTTCTCTGGTGGCAGGGATTCATCGAGCAGGATGCGCTTCACATTCTGTCGGAGGTCGTTGATCACCAACTGAGTGACATTGAAGTCGCCAGAGCGGGGCAGGGCTTGCAGGGCGGGGCCTTGTGGGCCTCCGTTCCTGGCCACTGGGATGATCGCACCAGGCACGATCTTGACCGTGTTGGGGTTGAGCACTCCATCATCGGCGGCGGTGTAAACCCCAGAGACCGCCAGCGAGGCGTTCTTGAGCAGGAGTTCGATGGTTTTGTTGAGGGTCTTGATGTCTGGCAGAGCAGTCATCAGCGGGCCACGGCCATAGATCTCGCCGGCCACCTTCATGTAGCGGCTGATCACCCAGGGGCTGTACTTTTTGCGGCGGTAAACCAGTTCGCTCTTGGTCACCTTGTCGATCACATGGTAGCAATAGTCGCCGCGGCCATGATCGTAGATGGTGGCCTCAAGCAGTTCGACATCATCGGTCGGCTTGTCGGCGATCTTGCGCTGAAGTTCAGGCGGGATATTGGCATCAGGCCATTGGCGCTGGATGCTTTCGCCCTTCATCCTCATGCGGCGGTACACATTGTCCACCTGGCCGTTTGCGCCCTCCTCATAGGAGACCAAAAACAGCGGCACAGGGATGAAGTTGATCGGCGCGACATCGTCACCAGGCTGAACCATCATGCAGGCGGTTCCGACAGCCAGGTCGAGCAAGAACTCACCCATGGCAATGTCGAAATTTGACTGCCGCAGGACGGCGAACATCTTTTCGCCATACAGATCGAGGATCGCCTGGGCCTGTGGCTTGCGCTCAAATGGGATGTCCAGGCCTGGCTCCAGTTTGCACCACTTGCGCTGGGGCGGGAAGACCACCGATTGCAAGCGGTTGGCAAAGCGCTGGGTGCTGTTGATGGCAGTGGAGTCGAAAACCCTCTGCATCTTCTTCATGCCAGTCGCACCACCCTCCCAAACGCCGTACAACTGACGCTGAGGCAGGGCAAATTCGTAGGCATCTTGGTAGAGTTGCTGGAACTCGTCCTTTTTGCGCTGGGCCAGATCCTGGCGCTTCATGATTTCTTCGGGTGACAGGCGTTTGCCGCCCGGTGCGTTCTTGTATTCCATGTCAGTCTTTCTCCATCTTGTACTTTTCCAAGAGGTTGCGGCCTTTTGCGGCCAGGCGTTGAGCAGATGCGGCAGTTCGAGGCACAGGCTCACCCCATGCGTTGGCGGCCTTGGCCAGACGGGTCGGCTCGCCCTTGTCATTGACCAGCGGGCCGTTCGGATTCGTATAGAAGCGGGTCAGAAAAGAGCCTTTTCGGCGTGCGCGTTCGCCTGTTGGGGTGCTTTCCTTCACGCCGGGTTGCAGGTTTTTGCTCTCACCAGAGCGCTCGAACTTGCGCCGACCGGCCTCGGTCAAACCACCCTCTGGATCTTTGTATTTGCTCACTTCTTTGCCCTTGCGGCGGCCATGTTGTCCACCAGGTTGGGGTAGGGTCGGCCTGCTTTTTGGGCGCGGCGCATGGCCATGGCCTTTTCAGCAGAGGTGAGTTCCTTCGGCTTGCCCAATTCCTTGGGGCGGGGCTTGTCCCAGACCTCTTTCATGCTTTGGCCTCCTTCATCAGGCCGCCCTTGCGTGCTTTGCGCGAGCGCTCCTGCTCCGACAGGGCGATGGCGATGGCCTGCTTGCGGCTGGTCACCTTATCACCGCTGGAACTTTTCAGTGTGCCAGCCTTGTATTCGTGCATAACCTTTTGAACTTTGTCTTGCATCTCAGACTCCTAGTGTTTGCGTTGCACCAAGGGTGCCGACTTCACCAGCCAGCGATCCTTCGCCGCCCAGTTTTGATCCTGGTTGGCCCATGGTGGCCATGGTCGCGGCACCCAGCAATGGCCGGCCACCAGATGTGCGGGCGGCGCGGCGAGAGGCAGACACCCGCTCGGCAGATTCGCGCTGTATGCCCTCGATCTGGCCCCGGGCGCGTGTGGCCTCAGCCTCCTGTTGCGCCTTGATGTCGGCCATTTGCTTCTGGATCTTGGCCTGCTCGAGCGCGGCGGCCTGGGCCTGAGCCTGGGTTTGCTCGAAAATGCGCTGTTGAGCGGTCTCATATTCGACCGTCTGTTGTCGGATGACATCTTGCTCCTGAGCGGCCATGGCCTCGATCTCGGCCCTCGCCTTGGCAAAGGCCTCCTCATCAGCCCGGATGGTCGCCTGGGTCTCAGCGTTGAACTTTTCGAGTTCGGCTTTATAGGCCGCCTGCAACTGCTCGAGCGTCAGGTTGGGGTCGTTTGGGTTGATCGCTGATGTGGCCATCTCAGGCTCCCATCACCACAGCCTGGTTGCCGTAGGGGTTGGTGGCCGTGATACCCAATTCAGGGTTGAGTCTTGTATCAGATAGAAGAGCACGGCGGCCTGCGCGGCGGCGTGCGGCCATCTGAGAGGATTCGCGCTCGGCGATCTTGCGGCGCTCGGCATCTAGTGCGGCGGCTTGGTCAGCGGCCTGTCTCTCCATCGCCGTCTTCTGTTCGGCGTACTGTTGCTGTTGCTGTGCCAGCGTGGCCTTGGCCGCATCAGCGGCGGCCAGTTGCTGTGCGCTCAGGTTGGTTAGCAGTTGGCGCTGTTGCTCGGCAGACAGACGGGCTTGCTCCAGTCTGGCGGCGGCATCTGTGCGTTGTTGCTCCAGTGCGGCAGACTGACTTGCGCGTGATTCAGCCATCTGTTGCATGGTCAACTCGCGGGCTTTTTGCGCCTCAGCGGCCGCCTGATCGCGGGCTTTCTGTGCCTCAGCGATCGCGGTGGCTTGTGCTGTTGCGGCGGCCTCACGGGCGGCGGCGGCGTTGTCAGCAATGGCGCGTGTTGCGTCAATTCCTGCCCCGATCTGGGCCCCTTTCACAGCACCCGCAAAGGTTCCTCCAGTAGCAAAGAATCCAATGGCACCTCCGATGATGGTGCCCGCCAGCCGCTTGAGGCTGAAGTATTCAGGCAAGCCAGTCTCTGGGTTGATGCTGTTCTCGCGGTGACCAACCACATAGCGGTTGATCTTCATGTCATTGGCCTTGAACTTCTTTTCGAGCAGTGCTCTGATCTCAGGATCTGTGGCCAACTCGATGGGCAACACGATCTCGCCGCGAGCCACATGGGCCAGCATGGAGTCGCCACCACGACCCGCCTCGGCGGCATCTTCCAAGACATCCTGCATCTCTTCCTTGTCATCCATGCTCATATAGCACCTCGCCTTGTAAATGTTTCAACAGATTCTATTGGGCTTTGTTCACAATTCCATGTCATGTATATCGGCGTGATTTATGCCGAGAAGATGTCGAAGTCGGTTTTGGCCACAGACATCCCAGGGGCCTTGCCACCCAGTTGATGGGTGCGTGTCATGCGGTTGTACTCGCCGCCGCCCAGCATCAGGTAGCCGAATGAGTCGCCGATGTGAGAGTGCTCGTTTTTATTGGGGGCATCCCTAAAGCGCTCTTGGCCAGATCCGACCGATACTCGCTTGAAGTGATAGCCGCCCCCCAGGGATTTGCGGAGGAGTTTGCATTCCCTGTTCACAATGAGACCTGGCAGTCCGTTGATCAGTCTCTGCATGGGCGCGGCGGCCGCTTCCCGGCGCACCTTGAAGTCGTTGCTCGCAGTGGGCTGGGCACGCAGACCCAGCGTTCGCAGGAAGTCGAACGAAGTCACCTCATAGATCGCATCCCTGGCCATGCCGGCAGGGTCGCCCCACAGGAGCACCTGATGGTTGGGGTAGTGCTGGTTGAGCAGGGCGAGCAACTCCATGCCGAAGCGCTCCAGGCCCATGTCGAAGGTCACGATCTCCTTGTGGATCACCCAGCGGCCATTGGGCAGGCGTTGGCCGATGGTGGCCGCAGGGGTCAGACCGAAGTCCAGCCCGATCTGGATGGGCACATTCATGTCCACCTCGGTGTCGCCAGACATGGTGCTGTCATCGTACTCTGGCCACACGGGCCTGCCCTCCTGCACATAGGTGTACAGGCCGCCCGCATAGCATCTGATCCAGTCCAAGTTTTTGCCCAACAGCATTTGCTGGTAATAACCTGGGGGCAAGTTGTTGATGTTCTCAGCCTTGGGGTTCAACTTCCACCACTTGCCAGCGGAGAAGATGTGGTCGTTGGCCTCTGGGTTGTCGGGCAGTGAGTCGGGGTCGGCCTCCATGATGCCGCCTGGTTGCTTCCAGAACTTCCAGGCATAGGGCCCTGTCATCTTTTCCTTCTCGGCCATGTTGTGCCACCAGTGGTCATCGTCCATGGGGTTGGTGTCCATCCAGATGCCGTGCCAGGTAGCGCCACCATCGCGCTTTGTGGGGTAGCGTCCAACACGGTGGGTGAGGCCGTCGATCACCGCCTTGGGCAGTTCGCGGGCTTCGTTCACCCAGGCACCTGTCAACTCCAGCGAGAGCAGTTTTCGCACATCCTTGGGCTGATCCAGCGCCAGGAAGATGACCTCGCAGTCAATGCCAGCGGCACCCTCGCGGGCAGGCAGTCGGATGTGGTGGGTGATTGGCGGTGTCCACAGCATCGGGCCGAAGGTGCTCTCAGGGAACAGATCCAGCCAGGTCTTGATGGTGGTGGTCTTGAGCATCGGGTATGAGTTCCGTACCACCGCCCAGCGGGTGTACCTGATGTTGTCAATGGGCGAGGGCTTTTGCTGAATCGCCTTCTTGAAAATCTTGGCCGCACAGCCATAAGACTTTCCAGAACCAACTGGCCCCATCACTCCCTGCACAAACGCATTGCTCTGGAAGAAGTCATAGATCACGGGCGACTGCGAGAAGTCGAACCGCAACCCGTTGACCGTCTTCTCAGACTGTTCCTTTGTTCTTGCCATTAGATGAACCTCCCACAGCGGCGGCAATACAGTTGAATCTTCCCGCTTGGCATCTGACGCAAGCCCTCAGAATGCAACTTCAAGCCGCACAAAATCCTGCCAAATAACTTCATGATCCACCTCTCGACTCTGGTGCAACCACATTCACATCGATCACCGAAGGCTTGTCGTTCCCGTCATCAGGGTTGTCCAGCAAGCCACTGGCCTTGGCCAGCAGACGCAACACGCCAACCTTGTCGTACAACTCAATGTCCAAGGTTCGGGTGATGTGCCCGTCCTTGTCCTTGCGTTCGTTGACCTTGATCGACTTGATCGCCTGCAACGCGTGTTCAGGGATCTGCGAGGAGGGCTTGACCATGACATTGCCCTCCTCATCCCAACTCATGATGTCGGTCAGTTTCGTGTTGGCCATGCACAGCAGGGTGTAAGCCACCGCCTCACGGTTTTGCACGATGGTCGCAGACCGCTCCATGCGCCTCTCAATGGAGCGCACGCCACCCCAGTTCTTCAGGCTGGGGATCTGCTCGCTGATGCGTGACTTGGGTCTGGCCATGGTCAGAAGGGAATATCGTCATCAGCACCCTGCGGCGCATACCCGTTGCCCTTGGCCTGGTTGTGCGAGTCCAAGACCATCCCGCCACCTTGCTGTTGCACCAGATCACCCACGCTGATACTCAGCCAGGTGTCACCAGAAGCAGTCTTCTTGCTCCAGGCCGATAGCCATCTGACCTCACCATTGGGCAACATCACCTTGCCCTTCAGGTTCGGTTGCTTGTCCGTGGTCTTCTTGTCGTTGCGGAACAGCGAACCGCTCCCAGGTCTCATTTCGTATGCCATTCAAATACTCCTTTTGGTTGATTGTCGGGGATTGCCAACTTTTGGCAAAAAAGTGGGGAAAAATTGAGGGAAGGCCCCGCACCGCCAGCGGTAGGGTGGGGGGGCAAAGGTCGATTTTGACCGCGGGCGTCAGGCGGGCGCGATACCGTGCGCGTTGACAGGCGCGTTGTGGTCAACACCAGCCCTGGGCAGACACGCCGTCTGGCCCCCTGCCTCAGCACACGGCAAGGCACGGCCACCTGTACAAAATCCAAATGTTCGTATGGCTTTTGTCCAAACGCGATTAAACGGCCTGTGAGCGCTTTTTGAGGCTGGTGGCTACCCTGGCCTAGCCTGACCCCTGATCGCATCTCCTGCGGCCTTCCAGGTGCCTTCCTGAGCCTGTCGATCATGCGATGCCCCGTGTGGTTTGGGCCAGTTGGATGATCTCGGTGGCCAGCCTGTCAGGGTTCGGGGTCAGTCCCTCGGCCTGGTAGGCGGCAAGCAGGTTAGTGGCCGCTTCGGTTGCCTCACGGTCGGTCAGACCTGACTGCTCAAGTTCAGACTTCTGACTGTCTGTCAGGTTGTTCAGAACAGTCTTTAACTCTTTAAAAGAATCTTTACTTATAGACTGTCTATAACCTATGTTCTTCTGTGTTTGTACAACCTCTGAGGTTGTGTATGAGGTTGTGTATGGAGCCTCTTTTTGTAGTGTGTTAGAACTACTTTCAGACTGCTCATTCACAACCTTGTGAGCGCTCTCATGTACAACTTCTGAGGTTGTAAATGGAGCGTCCTGTTTTGAGCGCTTCTTGGCCGCTTTTGCCATGGCCTCCTTGACCTCTCTGACTGCTCTGGTGTCGCCTTGTTTTGGCATGGTGAACTCCTTTTTGGTTGGTTGCTTGAGTGCTTTGGCCAGCATCTGGGCGATGCGTCTTTGGCCTTCAGGATC